TCTTTTTCTTTTTGGTCTTTGCCCCAGAAGGCGGCGACGGCTTGGGCGCGTTTTGCGGTTCGGTTCATTGCGGGTTACCTGACATGTTCATTGGGGTTAATATTTCATCGTGTCCAGCAACCGGATTTTGATTTTCTCGGGCGCGGACTTCGTTGGCACTCATCCACGGCCCGCCGACGGCTTTACTGTAATAGTCGCCGCGTGAGGAGAGGGCGCCGCGCAACATGCCTTCAACTAAAAATTCGGCGAAATAGNTTTAGCGCGGCGTTTTCTACCGAGCAGATCGCGGCTGATGGATTGCTCCCAGCGGACAAACCAGGGACATCGATGGTGTCGGTCAGAAACTCCAAGCCCTGGTGTTCGATGTTGTTATTTGTCGATTTTTCTAAATGGCCGAGTTTTATGCGGCGGCATGTGGAAGATTCTGGCAATGTCTTCGACGCGATATTTAAGGCTTTCGATATATTGCAGGTCGCGGTTGGTTTGGGACACCTGCCTGAAGGTCAGTCCGTCTTCCAGCAATGCGGTTTTGTGCGCACCGTCTCCGCTGAAGGCTTCGTCCCAGCTTTCGCGCACTCGTCTGGCAATATCGGCGTCTTTGAAATGGCCGGGATTTTCGAGAATCCCGCTGTGTTTTGCGCCGTTTTTGTAACTCAGGGCGGCGTGGCGGTCGGCGGCCAGGGATACGCCGATGGTTTGCCGGTGGTAGGTGATCGGCGACACACCTTGCCAGCCATCCAGCGTGTGGCCTATGACGCGCAACACTTGATCTTGCCGAAGGGTGATTTGTTTGCCGTCGGCGTCGGTAAATTGGTAGGTCAGCTGGTAATTTTTGCTTAAGCGCGGCTCGATTTTTCCCGGAAGGATGGGCAGTAATTCGAGCACGTCACCGGTTATCGAGCGGTTAATAAACGAGTAGGCCGCGCCGTGCAATAGGATGTTGCTGGTTTTTGCCAAGCGCCAATCGAACGAGGTTTGAAAATCGTTCGGTTGGTCGTGTAGTAAGCCATAAAGTCGGTTAGCACTGGCTCGTTCTTTGCGGTCGCCTTTGCGTTGATACAGCAGTAGCGGCAGTTGGGCTACGGTTTCGCTGATGACGGTCACGCAGGCGTAGACGGCGGTTGAGCGCATGGCGGTAGTGGCGCTGACAGTCATGCCGGAATCGTTGGCGCTGCCTTGGCGGATAACTGCGGCCAATTCGCTAGACTCTGTGATGGCGGCCTGTGGCCTTAGCCTATTAAATATCATTTTGCTTTGACTGAGTAGATGAGCATCAGGCCGCCAGTGACGGTGTAGGCCAGCCAGGGCGCGAGTTGGTGTAGGCCGTAGGCCATTATCACTACGCCAGATAGGCCGACCAGGTCAGTGATGAGTTCTTTTACCATGCGGCTATGCCTCTTTCGTTGTAAACGGTTGGGCCGTCTGCGTCGCCCAACATCGCCCGACCCACGGCCATAATCATGGCAACAGCCGGATCGATCTTGCTGATTTTGTTCTCTTTATCGGGCATTAGGCCTCCGTTTGAAAATTCTCTGCCCAATACGTTGGCTATTGCCCAATTGGTAACAGGGTTGCCGTCGTGGTGGATGCGCCCGGCGGCTATGGCTGCTTCTATTTCCCGCATTCCGGGGCCTAGTTGGCTGCCATGTTGTTTGATTTCGACCGGCACCAGCCCGGCTTCGGACAGGTCTCTGGAAATTAAAAAGGCAAAATGCGGATCATGCGGGACTTCGATGATGTTAAATTCGGCCTCTTTCATGCTGATGATTTCGTCCGAAATCACCCGGAAATCCATTTCGGCATCACCGCCGATCAGTAAGTGGCCGTCGTTTAGCCATTTGGTGTACAGCTCTTTCGACTGCGGGAAGTCGTCGCTGGCGATAGTGTCTTCAGGCAGGTAGTTTTTGGTAAAGACGTAATAATGTTTTTGCCCGTCAATAATGCGGCGGAAGACCAGGGCCAAGCTGCTGATGTCGTAGATTTTGGCAAGGTCGGCACCGATAAAGAGGTCGTCATCTTTAAAATCATTGATGTTTAGACTTGGATCGGCGCACTCTACCCATTTGTTGGCGTTGAAAAATGCTGATTTTGCCCAGCACCAAACGTTGAGATGTTTGGTTTTGAAGGCGTTTTGTTTGCTGCTGTTCTGGGTTGCGTACTTTTGCGCGGCTTTCAGGAAGTCTGAGCCAACTGATATGCCCCAATTTGGGTTGGCTTTGATCAGGCTTTGTTCGTCTGTCCAGGCGTCGTTTTTGTCGATGCCGTAAATGATGCCGAACACTTCGTCGTTATCGACCAGGCCGGTCAGTACGCGTTCGACGTCTTTTTGCAGTTCGTAGCAAGGGCCGGTGATGTTGGAGCCAGCGGTGGTGATGACTAGCATCAAGCCCTGTTCCCTCGCGCCCTGTCCGGTGTCCATGGTGTCGTAGAGGTCTGAGGTTACGTGTTCGTGGTATTCGTCGACGATGGCAAGCGACGGGCTGGAGCCATCACCAGGCTTGCCGATGACGGGCTCGAAACGGGAGTCATTCCAGGCGGTGATGCTTTTGGCGTTGACTTGCATGGCAAACGCACGGCGCAGGCTGGGGCTTTTTTCAACCATCAACTTTGCCGGGCGGAAAACTTCCCAGGCTTGTTTTTCTGTTGTTGCGCCGCAGTAAATTTCTGCACCGTGTTCGTGGTCTGCGGTGAGCATGTAAATGGCTATTGCGGCAGCGATTACGCTTTTGCCGTTTTTACGCGGTACGCAGATATAGGCTTTTCTAAATCGCCGTAGTCCGGTCTCTTTGTGTACCCAGCCGAACAGGTTGGCAATGATGAATTTTTGCCAGGGCTGTAGGGTGATCCTGAGCCGCTTGGCCGCCCATTGGCCTTTGACATGGGGCAGTTTTTCGATGAAGCCGATTATGCGTACGGCTTTTTCATGGTCGAAATGGTAATCAAAGTCCCGGTCTAGGTCGGATAGGAAGCGCTTGCAGGCTAGTTGTTCGGCCTCGCAGGCGAGTTTTCCACCGCTAACGACTGAATCAGCATAATCAAAAACGTCGATAATGTGCGGATGAAAGTCTGCATCACTAATATTCGGCGAACTCATTGACTAAGTCGCCTTGGATGGAGTTGACCAATGATTTTTCGTCTGAGGGCGTGAGGCCAAAGCAGCTGGTTAGGCGGGCAAGTTGGCGAGCGGTTTCATGTTGTTGTGCCGCCTCGGGACGGCTTTTTATTTGCCGTCCGTTCCGTGTCTCTGAGACATACGTCTCCCCGTTATCGATTAGGAACTTTCTGATTTCTGCGAGTCTTGCCAGGAGGTAGCAGTATTCGGCAAAAGCGAAAACAAAGTGCGGCTTCAGGCGACCGAGCGACATCATTTCAGGTGCCAACATATCCCATACCGCACCTGCTGACTCTGGCCAAACGCAAGTAATCTCGGGTTTTAAGGCGCGAGCATCATCAATTTGTTTAGACGTGACTTGGCCGCTCCCCGGCAAGTAGTGCACATTGGAGTTAAGGTCGGGTTTTCGTCCAGCCATATTGAAATTACTACTAAAATCCTAAATTACAGTTAACGCCCAAGTGGGCTTTTTCTATTCAAAACATTTCACGTAAAAATGTTTCCCTGACGTAGGTCTAGGTGGCGAGAGGTGTAGAGATGTGACCGCCCCTCCCTAGGTCATACTTAACTCGATCTTTATTTGTCTTTGCCACATGGCAGGGCTTACAAAGCGCCTGCCAGTTGGTCCGGTCATACTTACGCATAGGATCAACCTGTAGCGGGATGATGTGATCAACCTCATTGGCCGCAGTAACTCGACCAGCAGCCTCGCACAAAACACATAGCGGATGATGATCCAAGTAGCCTTTTCTAGTTTTCTGCCACCTGTAATCATAGCCACGCTGAGTAGATGACCCACGACGCAAATCATTAGCTCTACTACTAACCTTAGCATCATCAGCATGAGCCGCACAAAACCCAGGCTTACCCAGCAACGCATTACAATGCGAATGGCGACACGGAAACCTTGACGATCTACTCATCAACCGCCCCCGACTTAATTCCTAACCGATTTTCCACATACCTCTGGCCACAGCGCTCAAGCAAAAAAATAAACCTGCCACCCATATGGCCACTGACACCAACAGCC